GGGGAGCCCTTTATTATTAATTCCCTTCCCTTATTTCCCCAATCACCGCTATTAAATTGTAACAAACATTCAATGAATTTCGCACCAGAATTTGTGCAATAAGACGAAAGAACAAATTTAAGAAAATCAAATATGACGAAAGTAAAAATATCTTTGTCTATAATATACTACGCATTCAAAAGTTTGTCAAGTGTTTTTTGTAAAAAATTTTTATTATTTTAACACTAAAAATATATTAAAAACCACTTGACAAAGTAGTAAAAAAGAGTTATAATAAAGTCAGAAACAAGGAAATATAAAGGAGGATAAATAAAATGAAAGATTGGTATGGAACTGATGAAAGCTTTGATACAGTGAAAGAAGTAGCTATTCAGAACATGCTTGATGTGTTTGTTTTCGAGTGGGATATCGTAGTTCCAAATACATGTTTTTACTCTTGTAGCACTTATGAAGAGCTACAAGAAAAAGTATCATCACTGGAAGGGTGTGTCACCGTAAAGTGGGATGATTGATAAAAAGTACTTGACAAACTACCCAAAAATAGCTATAATAAAGATGTAAACAATAAATATAATAAGGAGTGAAAAAAGTGACATATTCCAAATATGTAAAGGAGTACTATCAGTTGTGTTCACCAAATTCGGAATTTCGCAACCATGTAGTAGATACAGTGACTATCCACTGTTACGTTGGTCAAGCTTCAGCAGATTCCATGGCTAACTGGTTATGTAACCCGGAAGCTGAGGCATCAGCCAATTATGCGATAGCCTATGACGGTACAATCGTCGGAATCTTGCCAGAGGAGCGGCGTTCCTGGTGTAGCTCTAGCCCGTCTAACGATCACAGAGCAATCACGATTGAATGTGCTTCAGATGATTTTGATCCATACGGAATAAGACCGGCAGTATATAATGCCTTAATCAAACTACTGGTAGATATCTGTGAACGTTATCCCGCAATCGGAAAACTCCGCTGGCGTGCTGATCCCACAATTACTGATAGAGCTGTCCAGAACATGACAGCGCATCGCTGGTATGCTCCGAAGGCTTGTCCAGGTGACTATTTATACAGCCGTTTCGGGAACATTGCTAGTGAGGTTAATAAAATCATTGATTCCAAGAATAAACGACCATATAAGGACGGTGAACGCCGTAAGACATTAAAGAGAATGCTTATCTATAAGAGCATCGGACGTGATCCAATTTCGGTTATTGGTATACCAAAACAAACACGTTATAAGTATAACTTAACGAAAGACGGTAATGTCCAAATTAAAGAAGGTATTAAAGTAAAAATAAGAGATCAAGTCGTAGTAAGACCCGGTTGCACGTATGTAAAAATCGCAAGGGGATGGATATTGGCAGAATATAATGGAGTAAAATATTTGGGTTAATACCTATAAGGAGGTGATAAAAAATGAAAGTGAAGAGATTAGGCACGGAACTCGATGTGTTTTACAAGGACGGGACTAAGAAATTGGAGTGGTTTCCAGAAGAAATCACACGCCCGAAGTACCTTGACTGGCTGTCAAAGAATGACCCTTGGGAGTACGAAAAAATAAAGAAAGCTAGAGTGTCAGCTTATCGCTATTTTGCGTATGATATTCCACCGGAAGTAATGATGGCATATAAAGTGGCCAATCTTGGCTATAGCAACTGCGGAACCTATAGAAGAAAAAAGGAGAATGAAAAATGAAAAAAATCAATGTAAGATCGAAAGTAAAATATGCTGGAATCGAAAATGGAAAGGCAACATTAACATTGTATTTAACACCAGAACAGGAAAATGCCCTTGACCGTGTATACGAAGAAGTAGATACAGAGGGATGCGCATCAACCCCAACGAAAGTTGATAGAGAAGGTAAGCTGTATTTCAAGGCAACGAGTCGATACGCAGTTAGAGTTTGCGAAAATGGAAAAGAATCAGATTCTATTTCTTTTGATGACATTGGGACCGGCGCCGAAGTAGTGGCAAACGTGTCAATTGGTATTAGCAAGTACAGGGGCAGAGCTTTTCTGGTTGCTTATTTAAGTTCAGTTAATGTCATTGACATGGTATGGAAAAAGCCATTCAATCCATTTGACAATACAGATACAGAAATAATTTAAATATGAATAAAAAACACCCTTGACAGGGGTGTTTTTTTATTGTATAATTATATCATAAAGGAGGGTTTTTATTATGAGCGAATTAAAAAGAAGTTACCAGAAAGAGTATAAAAGAGTAAAAAGCCTTGTCAGGTCCTTTGAAAAACGCGGGTATGTCGTTCCAGAATCCATAAAGTCAATTAAACCAATGTCAGAGACAAGGGTTTCAACCCGGTCGCTAATCAGGTTAAAAAATATTACACCCGAATCATTATATCGCAGATCACGCTACATCACACCAGAAGGAAAAGAAACGTCCGGTGTGCGTGGTAGAGACCTGGAAAGAGAAGCGTCAGCACGGAAATCCGCTGAAACAAGAAAGAAATCAAAAAATAAAGATCTATGGATTGATATCGTATGGAAAAATGTAGTCCAGCCGATGATCGACCGTTTGAAATCGGGTGTCCCGGAAACGTATTATAGCAAGCGCGGGTTAGTTCCAAAGGCCGATGAAGTACTTCAGCTGCAGAAAAAAGCGGCTGGTGAACTTCTAACATGGTTACAAAATACAGATAACCGTATAAAAATAGCAACAGCCGTTTTCTATGCGTATAAAAAAGGCTCTGATTTAGCAGATGCCCTGAATACATTTTTGGAAAGCGGGTATTTGAGTGATGTGCGTGGGTCACTGGATTTTTTAGCACAAAATATTGGATACACAGGCGAAATTGCTGTGATGTCATTTTCTGATGGAGTGAATTATGAGGAAGAGATGTTTTGATACAGCAGACATATTTGCCTGTGACTTCGAGACTACGGTGTTCGCAGGTCAGGAAAGAACGGATGTTTGGGCAGCCGCTTGCGTTGCGTTGCATTCTGAGGATGTGCGAATATTCGGAAATATTACGGATTTCTTTCAGTTTTTTGTGAATATGCGTAAAACAGTGCGTTTGTATTTTCATAATCTTAAATTCGATGGAAATTTTATCTTAGATGCCCTCATGTATAAATGGGGGTATCGACCAGCATATCTGCGATTGCCAAATGGAGAAATCAAGGAAATACCAGATAGAGATATGGTACCGAAAACGTATAAATATAGTATCTCAACAATGGGACAATGGTACAAAATAATCATCCGCACAAACAAATATAAAACCATCGAGATATACGATTCTTTAAAACTTCTTCCATTTTCTCTTAAAGTTCTCGGAAAAAATTTTGGAACAAAGCATCAAAAGTTGGAAATGGAATACAAGGGTTTTCGGTTTCCAGATTGTCTACGGACCCCTGAAGAAGATAAATACATCAGTAATGACGTGCTTGTGCTAAAAGAAGCTCTTGAGATTATGTTTTCGCAGGGTCATAACTCCCTTACGATTGGGTCAGAGTGTTTAAAAACTTACAAGGCTATGACAGACGATGGACTTGGAAAATGGGAATCCTATTTTCCAAATCTCTATGATATCCCTGGTGTAGAGGGGTTATCCGCAGGTGAATGGATTCGGAAATCCTATAAAGGTGGATGGTGTTATTTACGGAAAGGCTGCAGCGGGGTTACCGTATACAACGGTACTACTGCTGATGTGAATAGTTTGTACCCGTCCATGATGCACAGCATGAGCGGGAATTACTATCCAGTTGGAATCCCCCATTTTTGGAGCGGTGACTATATCCCAGAGGATGCTATAATAGATAACAGGTATTATTTTCTGCACGTTAGAACCGGATTTGAACTCAAGAAGGGAAAGTTACCATGTGTCCAAATAAAAAACAGTGCTATGTATAAGTCCACGGAATGGCTGGAAAGCTCGTTAATTGATGGCAAATACCGGGAATTACCTGGACCTGATGGTATCATTACTAGTACAGTTGACCTATATGTAACGATGACAGATTGGCAGTTAATACAAGAGCATTATGAACTCTGGGATACAGAAATCATGAATGGCTGCTGGTTTCGTTCACAGTTTGGCATTTTTGATGAGTATATTGATAAATTTGCAAAAATTAAAAAAGAAGCAAAAGACAAATGCACTAGAACGATTGCGAAATTATTTTTAAACAATTTGTACGGGAAAATGGCAATGTCTACGGACTCCTCCTTTAAGTTTGCTGAGCCTGTGAATGACAGTTTTGTTTTCCACGACATTCACGCAAATGACAAACGTCCTGGTTACATCCCATGCGGATCAGCCATCACCTCATATGCCCGCTGTTTTACCATCCGGGCGGCGCAGGCGAATTATCACGGAAGCAATCAACCTGGCTTCCGTTACGCGGACACGGATTCCATTCATTGCGATTTACCGCCGGGAAAAATAAAAGGAATAAGGGTACATGACAAGGACTTTTGTTGCTGGAAACTAGAGTCTTGTTGGGACAGCGCGGTATTTGTACGGCAAAAAACATATATTGAACACGTCACGCACAATGATCTGGAACCAGTGGTGCCTTATTATGACATCAAGGCTTGTGGTATGCCTGCCAGATCAAAGGAGTTATTGTTATCCTCTATGCTTGGCACAGCAAAAATGTCGGATTGTAAAAATGTTGAAGAATTACAGTTTCTGTTTTCGGGAGGTAAGCGCATTGTGCGGACTTATGATAATTTTACGCCAGGGCTTAAAGTACCAGGAAAGCTACGTCCTGTGAGAATACCTGGTGGGGTGGTTTTACAGGATACTTTTTTCACCATGAGGAATAGTTAAAAACCACTTGACAAGGTAGTAAAAATAAGCTATAATAAAGTCAGAAACAAGGAAATATAAAAAAATAGAAAAAGGAGAATGAATATGAAAGATAGAATTTTTATGAATGATAAAGTAGTTCGGTGCGTGGACACTGATTCTATCTATGTAGAACACCCCATACACAACGATTTGAATCTAGTTCCATTTATTACAGGCGGAAACCATATAATACAGCCTTATGACGATTTTATATGTGGGGTTAAGGATGATCGTAAGATAATTGCTGCAAAATTAATGCTGAACAGTTTATACGGTAAAAAATTTATGAATTCTTTTGATTAAATTTTCTTAATATACAGGAAGGTGCGAGCTATGAAAGAATCAATAAAACTTATAATGTACTTTTTCTTTGGATGCCTTTTTGCATTACTTGCAATGTTTGCTTGGGTCGGATTTGAAACAATTTGTATGTAAAGGAGGAATTGAAATGAAATTTGGTGAATTAATAGGAGTTACGATTGAAGAAAGGTCACTCACGTTAATTGTGAGACATATTATTAATAGCCGTGATTTGGGTAGGTTGATCGAGACTACCATAGGAACACCTAGTTATTATTTCCAAAATGCATCCGATGAGTTAATGAACAGTAACGTTAGAAGCATCCATTTAAATTCAGAACATGTAATGGAGGTATATGTGATATGAAAAACCAAATAAGCGAAGATATAAAACGGGCGATATGTAAACGTAATAATTACGAAACAGCAAAGAAACTGCTGGATGACTACTATTATTCCCAATGTGGGCACATTGATTCCATATCACGTGATAGGGACTTGGAACGCCTATTTCCGATAAAAGTACGTAGGTACTTCGATGTTTATACAATCTCATCAAAAAAAGAAATACTTTGTACAGTGCCAAGAAGCGGTTATTTTTTTCGACATGAACGATATCACGACATGCACGAAGTTCTTGAGGAAATTGACTTAAAGAAATAGGGTGACATTTCGTCACCCTACTTTTTAACTCATTTTCCGAATCGGGTATAACTGCTTGACGTTACAGGAGGGGCAGTCAAAGACAATGGTATCTCCAGATGTAATGCTGATCCGGTTTTCCACGACATAATAACCCGGATAATCAATTCTTGCATTGGTGGACAGCGTTGCGATAGCTGTTAATGTCCTTTTACTGGATGTGCTCTGCTTCAGGAACCCGTGTAAAATGCCATTGACAACGATTAAGTTACTTTCTACAAATGTGTCATTTGGGAACAATTTCCCCGCATCCACCTGGAACACCTTACAGTAATCCTGCGAGAAAGCCTGCGTTGTGCCATCGTCCAGAACAAATGTATCACCGTAGGCACTTGCACCACGGAGTTCAAACAGACTGTTCGTTGCTTTCACAAAGGCGTGCCTCTTCTGTGTTTCATCTTCCGTGTGGAATCCACCGATGATTACCCCATCACAGTCTGTCACCTCAAAAGCTCCGGCAGGCGTAGATGCCGCCGTATTCTGGTGATCCTTGACCATGACAACATCAAACCTGCATCCCTTACAGGATTCTGCCACAAAGCAGGCGGCTGTGCAATTTTCTGCCCCACTGGACTGTACTGTCAGACCAAGGCAGTTTTTGAAATGATACCCGTGTACGCCACCGGAATAACTGTCAGCAGCACAGTTTTGCAAGGTGCTGTAGTAGAGTTTTTCTAAGCGGTATCCTGTTCCGGTATAATTCACCGTCCAGCAATTCTGGAACGTTATACTGGTTCCGTTTGCGATAACTCCCTCATGATGAAATCCGTACTGTCCACCCCATGTGGAAACATCGTAAAACGTACTTTTAAACAAATTGTCCATGTAAATACATGTACTGTTTGCGACACCTGGCTTAATCCACACGTACACATGCTCCAGGTTGATATACCGCATGGCTTTGTTGGTGTTTGTCTCACCCGGCGCAATGACAATTCCGCGCACACGCGCGCTTTCGTTTGCCACCTGGATAGCCATATTTTCGATTTTGACCCCCGGCACACTGATCCGGATTGCGGTAGGCGCAGTATTCACAATGCTGTGCTCGATAAATTGCTCCTGACTAATCTGATCTGTGCTGTCATCAAAAATCCAGCCCGTGTAATTTCCTTTTAAGCAAATCGGCTTGTCAATGACCAGGGTTTCGTGCATGCCCACGGTTCTCCGCGGAAACATCACGGTCCCATGTAACGGGCAGTCTTTTACAGCTTCTTTTGCCGCGTCATTATCGGACATGCCTAAGTAAGTCACATAATGCTGGACATACGTATAGTCTGGTGTTTCTCCAAGAATAAATTTTTCTAAGAGATTCTGGAAATCTTCCGATTCCAAATAATCCGTCAAAATCACGTTAAAGTTCTGAACAATCTGGTCATACTGTATCACCAGCTCATTCACTTTGCCCAGTACTTTGCATAACACCTCATAATAGCTCAAGCTGTCATCATATGCAAGCGGCAACACTTTTTGGCAATAAAAACGTAGTTGTTCTCTTGTCACCATGTTTTGTCTCCCTCCTCACCAAAGTCTCATAAACAAATCTCCAAGCTCCTCAATCACCATCATGTCCACGTTCAGAATCTGTTCCCGATACTCTTTGATCGCTGCTGCATAACTCTGCCCTCCGCGTTTCCCCCAGACATGGATGTCTCCCGTTCCGGTTCCGGTATTATCCCGGTTTTCGCTTCTGCTGCCGGTTTCAGATCCCGTTTCTTCCCGTGTTCCCTCTTCTTTTACGGTACCGGTGTTTGCTCTTGTTCCGGTTTCCGTGGTTGTCCCGGTGCTTGATCCCTTGTCTGAGGTTGTTCCACTTGTTTCGGTTTTCCCCTCTGAGGTTCCGTTTCCGTCCTGCGTACTGGAGTCCGTTGTTTTTTCTGCGCTGGTCAGATACTGCTCAGCCTCAAAATCGGTCAAGTCATTTTGCGGGGTGTCACTGCGAATCGTTTTGCTTGTTTTGGAGCCAGTGGTTTTATCGGTCGTTTTTCCGGTAGTTGAAACGGTAGTTGAAACGGTGGATGAATCGGTGGTTGAATCGGTAGTCTCACTGGAGTGGGACGTTGCTTCACTTAGGTCATCCGTGCGGGTGTCCTTGCTTTTTCCGGTGGTGGAACTTTCCCTTGTTGTTGACCCCGTTGTGGTTTCTGAGAACGTGTCGTTGTTTTCATGATGCTCAAAATAATCCACGTCCTCAAGGGGGGAATACTGGAAATCAAGTGTTTTGTACATCTCGTTGTAAAACGGCATGATCTCCTTCATCTTCCGGTTTAAATGGAGTTTCCACAAGCCAACGGTTTCAAACCCGATTTCCCTTGTGTAGTAGTGCGCAAGGATTTTCTGACAGAGTTCCGCCCGTTTTTCTTCCTTGTAAAACGGTATGCCAGGGGAAAAGATTTTGTCCCAGCTCTTTTCCAGAACACTTTCTACGTCTGAGAATCCAACGGATTCCGAAAGCCCCGCAGCCGTTTCGCAGATAAAGCGGACTTCCGTGGTGTATTTACTCATCCAGTTCACCTCCGTCCGAAGTTTCTGTTTGTTCTTCTGTTTCCGCATCAAACCGGAACTTGACTGATGCATTCCAGCCAAACAATTTGTTTGCTCTCTCCAACATCTGCTTTCTTGCTTCCAGTCGGCTATAACGTCCTGCAAGTGTACCACCCAGGGAACGGTTTACCTCATCGGTGACCATGCGTTCCTTTTTGGTGATGGAAACATTGCTGATACCAAGATAGGTCATGGCTTCATTCCAAATGTTTGTCTTTAGCTCAAAAATCCGGTCTGCAATGTAAGGGGCATCGGTGGAAAGCACGGAAAAGTCATGCATATCCAGGTCTTTATCGCCAAAGATGAACGGCTGATTTCCATCATATTCTTTGTACAGATTTAACATGGTCAGTCGTTGGGACTCTGACGCACGCACCAACACGGGTGTCTTTTGCGCGTTGGAGTTGACGTCAATGATGCGGTCCAGATTATAGAGTCGCATTGCAAACATTTTCAGCAGCGGCTTGATATCACGCCTGGTCAAGTTGTTAAATCCGATTACAGCGGTATCCAATGACAAGTCTCTTTGGTATCCGTTGTACCTGGAGTAAGCGCGGAACTTCACAGGGTTTCCGTAAACATCAAAGTTGCCAGTTTGCGTACAGGACAGCGATAAATAAGAGTCAACACCCTCATCGTAAAACAGCGCAATCTGTCCGTTTTCATATAATTCAAGTTCCATGTACCGGGGGTCTACCGTTTCCGGTAGACCCTCATAGGAAAAAGAAGTAATCGCAAGTTCTGACAGGCGCTGGTAGTAGTCCTGCCAGGTACACATGTTTAAAAACAGTGACTGGCCGAACAAGGTTTTCTTTTTTGACATATTTAGCTACCTCCAACTGTATTGTCAAGTTCATAATGGCCAACTTGGTCACCAGACTTCCACCAGGTCATTCCAGACAAATACGCATTCCGGATTTCATCTTGATTCGGTTCCGGGATACCTAAGTTTCCAGCACTTGTTGGTAACAGATTCACTTCACTGCATTTCAGATACGTATACACCTTGCGTGCATTTCTTACCGGCTCCATGAAGCGGTTGACGGCATAGCCAAAGCGGTCAAAATATGCATCAATTCTTTGGGCAAATTGCGCCCGGATTGTTTTAAAATAGAATGCAAACCCGACATTGCCAATCGCTGTATTCAGACTGTCTGTCTGTGCCGACCCATATACCGGGTCTGGGTGACTGTCTATATCGTACTGCTGCGCCATTTGCCCGGCAATGGAAGTTCCTGCTCCAACCGCCGCCCCGATTGCCGCACCGGGTAAACCTCCAGCAATACCGCCATGGATACCACCTACTACGCTGCTTACTACATTTTTCAAAATAGCAGCTTTGTTCTGCGCCAAATACGCTTTATACGTATCGCCTGCCCAGGCATTGACCGGAAAACTTGTTAGTGTAAGCCCACGGTCATAATCTTTCTCGATGCCTGCATGATTGACAGGATAACAGATCATGGAAGGAGATGACAGGAAAGTGCCCTGGACCTCAAACTGCGCCCCTGCTAGCCCCCATTCTTCCCAGCGATACTTATTCACTTGCCCGGACTTGTTTGTGGCAACTAATTGCGTGTATGGGTACTGGAACAATTTTTTGTTGCGGGGTTTATATCCGTCAAAATTATCTGGCATATTCATAGTTGGCAGAAGCAAATCAAGAGTATTCGGTTCCGCACTGGAACCAAGCACTGTAGGGTATTCATACATGGCAACAATTGCATTTTCTTTTCCAGCTCCAACATAGGACTCTAGTAGCGCGTTTAACTGCGTTGCATCGGCCGTTACTGGCTGGGTCATAATATTGAGTGGGCTATAGATTTTGTTATAAAATTTGCCCGATGGTTTTCCCCCGGTAGACGTTTCTCCAGTCATAATGCAAACAGACATATTGCTATAATCTGTAATGTATCTGTCGATTGTCACATAGTCTCCTGTTTCCAGATTTTCTGGGACTAAATTTTCGAATAAGCCGTCCGTAAGAGAATGCATGCGCTCTACCCAGCAATAGCCTAACTTGTAGTTAAAATGGTAAGTCTGTAATGAGTCTATGTGAAAATACATCCAAGTGCATCCATCGTTAATATATTCAATGCGAGTGACAAAGGCATAAAACCACTTGCTTGAATAGGACGTATTTTGCCACATCAGATAGTTAATGTGGTAACAGTCGGAAACCGGACGATTTACACGTATCCGTTGTTCCTGACGCTGGAATGTACAATCCAGCATGGAAAACTTTGCTTTCCCTAAAAAATATTCTGCCTGTGCTTCCTGCGTTAAAAAATAGATACTATTTTTATAGGAGGGGTCCAACGGGACCCCTTCCAGGAAGTAGATTTTTGTTTGCTTGGTCATAGTTCATAAATTCCAGCGTCAAATAAAGACGCGGCAGATGTTTCATTCGGTCTCAAAACATAAACACCAGGGCCGTCTGGACCAGAAGAACTCGGAAATGCGACAGCGTATGAAATGTGTGTTTCAGAAACAGCAAAACTGGGCCCACCTGATAGAGAAATTGATTTCTCCATGTTTGTAGAAATGTTAATTGCTTTAACCTGTATTTTTTTTCCATCAACTTCGACACTGCCGTCTATTGACCTAAGCAAAACAATATATGTTTTATTGCCGCTAAAAACAAACGGAATATCAAGTTTAACAAATGCTCCAACCTTCTCCTCATCACTCCAGACATGCTTTATGTCTTTGAATAATCTAAATATTGGCTTGTTCTTAATATTACCAAGATTAACAACTCCCAAAAACATTCACCTCCCTTATTTTTAATACGTTACTATGATGTCACCGTTTATTAATTCTACTTTTTCAACGGGAACTACGTATTTTGTTTCTTCTTCGGTCGCTACCAGATTTCCATCTGATTCAACATAAAACGATGATACCACTTTTTTCGCGTTTTCATTAATGTGCACGCTCAATTCTCCATTAGAACTCAGGGCTGGCTTGGAGATGTCCAGCCCCCAGATCAGTTTTTTCTTTCAAAAGTGAGCGTATCACCGACATTCGCTGCCGTTGTTAAGTTTGTTTTAGCGTTGTACTCAACACCATTTAAGATCAACTGCGGTTTCGTGGTGGTGGCAGTAGTCGGGAAAATGAATACACCGTATTTCTGTACGGCAATCATCTTTTCTACGGCATCCTGTGTCTGCACAAAATTCCACTGACCCGTTAAAGTAGGCGTATCCTCCTGCGGAGACAGGGTTAAGATCGTTCCACCCTCATTGATGATTTTATCGGTTACTTCTACCGTGAGTGTAGCTGGGGTGTTAAGGGAAACATTATCTGCTTCTACAAAAACAACTGCATTTGAGAATGGGCTGTAGGATACTGTTTTCCAGACGTTTAAGAAATAGTTCCAGTACATACCGGACGCAACGTACTTTTCTGTAAAACGCATATTGTTGTCATAGACCTGGAAGAATTCTTTGTCTACCAACACTGCTTTTACTTTTGCCGTAATTGCAAGTTCTTCCGCCGTTACAGGTTCAAACCCGTCAGAACTTGCAACGATTTCGGAAAATGCATCGTTATCAAACGTTGACCAGTCATCAATAATTTTCAGGCGACCCATAAAGTCGGCTTTATCCATGTGGAAAGCAGATGCAAGTACTTCTACATCGTACTTGGCGTTATACATCGCGTCCATAAAGATATACTGGTCTTCTTTTGGTGTATTTGTGTGTACACCGGATGCATTGTATTTCGGGGAAAGAATCGTAATCATGTTTGATACGCCACGGAATTTTTCTGCATTGTCATGCATATCGGTCGGAGATACGGCCTGCGGAAACATTTTTCCGTGTGCAATCGATTTAATGAGGAGGTATTTAAAAAGGAGATACTCTACGTACTCATTGGAACGATACACGGAATCAACCAATTTTGCAATAAAATTGCTGACACCTTCTGCGGACAGAAAAGCCTGCCTTAAATCCTCATCCTGTACAGTTAAAGGGAACTGATAACGCATATTCATTACGTGGAACGCACTGCGTACATCGGAAATAGAACGCTTAAACTCACGGGACTCTGCTTTCTCAACGGAAAACTCCCTGGCTTTGCAAATGTTTACAAAAACTTCTTCCACCGTTTCGCCATATTCCAGATACCCCTTTTTAAGGTCAGCATACGGGTTGTTGAAAGTGGAAGACTTGATTAACACAAGCGCAATCCGGTTAATCAGTGCATTTAAGAACTGATTCTGTAAAACAGGGTTTCCATACAGAACTTCTCCCACTTTGGGGATGTCCGTTGTTTTTGTAACCTCAGGCACCATGCTCTGATATTCATAAGTTGCATTCTGCCGAATGACGTTCAAAATATCAATCGTACTGGCGTTAAGGCCATTCACACCTACTCTTGTCGGCATCCTTTAATCCTCCTTAAATAATGATTCATAAGTCTTTTTTTCTACATCTTCATCTTCATCTTTATCATCTTCATTGCTCGTGGTTTCCTCCGCCACGGAGAAAAACCGGTCATGGTATCTTTTTCTCCATTCCGCGTCATTTTCTTCATATTTTTTCTTGTAATCACCCGCCTGCACGATCTGAGAAGATAAATCCTCAAACGTATCAGACAAATCCTCTAAAAGAGAAATTGACTCATCTGATTCAGCATTTTCTACGCCTGTCATATCGCGTATTCGCTCCAATAGAGATTCTTTGCTAACTACTGACAAAATTACTCACCTCACTTGTTGTAATACCGGATCATCATCCAAAGTGGCAATCCTTTTCGTTTCTTTGGGCCAGGGCCTGGCCCCGGACCTGGTGGAACATACCCGTTCAAAAACCAATATGCGCACATCACGTTTGCATACTGCTCCTTGCTTAAATATCCCAAATAAAAATTCCCAGAAGTCCAAGTCCAGTTCGATGACGGTTCTGTTTTATGTGCATCAATGTAGCTATAAAATGCCCTGGCCGCTTCCTGCCGCTCTGCAAGTGCATTTCCAGGCACGCCCTCCCAGCAAGCGAGAAATTCAGCGGTTAATGCGTCAATATCAGTGGACGTGGAAGAAAGAAAATCAGAAAGCGTTGCGTATCCAAGGATCGAATTGGAAGCTGTCCAGTAGTTTTCATGGATCAAAAAAGCCAACTGACCGTTTCCATCGCCATCAGCATAACCGTTGGAAGTAACCCATACATGCAAATTGTAGCATCTGCCGTGCGGCGTTCCAACGTTAGTCCACTGTCCTAATCCGTACCCTCCAATACCATCATAATTATATTCATGGTCCCATGTGGTTGGAGTAAGACTTTCCCATATTCCAGGGTTCACACCAGACTCACGCTTAAAGCACCCACACATAGCAGCAATCACGTATGCCGATACCGTTGTTCCAACTCCACCGGGGTAACGGAACAATCGCGTGTAATAACCAGGAGTTGTCTGGAAAGTATTAATGGACACCTGTTCTGCCAACGGCACGGAATCACTATGCGCGCCCATCGTATAACCAGTCATCAGCGTTCCAGCATCGGAACGATATACCATTTCTGTATGCTGGACAGTAGCTGACTCTACCCAAACAATATCTCCTGGCATCCATTGCCCGGAAATATCCTGCTCCACAAAGCCAAGAGACGAAAGAACAGGAAGCATCGTTGACGTTGTAAAAGCAGTGGCAGAACCAGCAGCTGATAAATCAAATCCTCCGGCCTGTAATGCGTACCAGATAAAAGAAGAACAGTCATAACAAGTAGCACCAGTTGATGGGTCAACTTGTTGATTTCGGTAGGTCTCAGAATAACCCACATTTTCTGCGTTACATTGTGTAACTGCCCACGAATAACTCTGTGTCAAGTTTGGCATACTGACAACCTACCTTCCTGTTTCCTATCTGTTATTCTTCCTCTTTTTCTGAAATCATCACGCACAACTTCTGTACCGCTAAGGTATTGTTTTCCAGTGCCTGCTTTAATTCATTCATTTCTGCACGATGATTTTCTGTCAACTCTTTGATCTGCGCGGTGTGCTGGATATTCATTTTGTAAAATGCCCATCCAAGCGCACCGCAACACACAATCGGAAACCCAACTGTACTTACTGCCTGCATAACAAGATTGATATCCATTCTTCAGTTTGTCGCAGAAAGCCGCCTGGGAGGGGCGATCAAAAGATTTTATAGTATGAATACATTTATTTTTTCTGCGACACACCCTCCTTTCCTCCGTTATATAGATAGTATATCATTGGACTTGTAAAAAGTCAAGAAATATAGTATACTGTAAGAAAAAAGAAGGTGATTATTATGAATACAAAATATTATGATGGAACAAATCTGCTAAATATGAAAGACATTGATAACAAAGTCCCGGAAATATATATTGTAACGACAAATAGAACAGGCGGTAAAACAACGTATTTCAACCGTTTATGCATTAACCGGTTTCTAAAACAGGGTAAAAAATTTTGCCTGCTTTATCGCTATCAGTATGAGCTGGAACAAGTGGCTGAAAAATTTTTTAAAGACATTAAAGCACTCTTCTTCAACGACTACCTGATGGAAGAAAAGACACTTGGAAAATCTGGGTTCAAAGAATTGTTTATCGGAAAAAACGAAAATCAAATGAATAGCTGCGGATACGCAATATCACTCAATGCATCGGACAATGTAAAAAAATATTCTCATTTTTTCAATGACACGGAACTAATTCTATTCGATGAATTTCAAACAGAATCAAACCGATACATCAGCGATGAGGTTGGAAAACTCCTTTCCATTCATACTTCGCTGGCAAGAGGAAATGGAAAGCAAGTACGATATCTTCCAGTATTCATGCTGGCTAATCAAGTTACGTTGTTGAACCCTTACTACTCAGCACTTGGTATCGCAGAACGAATCAATTCAAAAACTCATTTTCTTCGCGGGAATGGCTGGGTGCTTGAAACAGATTTCATAGAATCGGCTGCCAATGCACAAAAAGAAAGTGCTTTTAACCGAGCATTCGCAAGTCACCGGTACACTTCTTTCGCAAGTGAGAACAATTACTTATTAGACAATTATGCATTCATAGAACGACCGCATGGAAGATCACGGTATATATGCACATTCAAAGTAGATGGTTCGTCATTCTCAGTAAGAGAGTTTCCAGATTCCGGAATACTATATTGCGATGACAAATTTGACCCGGATTTCCCAACTAAAATAGCAGTCACTCTTGATGACCATTCAATTAATTATGTCATGTTATCGTCAAACAATGTACTAATTTCGTTCCTGAGAGACTGCTTTCAAAAAGGAAAATTCCGCTTCAAAAACGCAAATGCAAAAAACGCTTGCATTTCTTTCCTTAGTTTTCATTAGTTGACATATCAGTTGTTGAGTGGTATACTATATATGTAACTTCATTCTTGTTTGGCTTCCTTATTGATGGGCGGGACACCCGGGTGGAATATCCTGCCGCTCATCTTTCCTGGAGTGGTTCCCGGTTTGGTCGCCCGGAATGGTTAAGTTATAAAAAAGGGCTATGCGTATGCATAGTCCTTTTTATCAATCATTCCTCATCTACTTTAATTCCAGTGCACTTGAAGAAAATGCACGGATCGAAATTCGGTATAGCTTCGATTATATCCTTGCACTGGCCCGGCAGTCTATTCCACCATAACTGACGGGTATTATATTTATTTAATATATATTCGCCAGTCACCTTACATTCGGAATTATGTTCCTCACTATTATCATAAATTTTATCTCTATCCAACCAATCAACAGTGGGCATCGTATTCAAAATATTCCTAGCATCGGAACATATCCAATCACTGTACTTCCAAGTTGAAGGCTTGTTGAACAGCGTAATATTCTGTTCATTAGTGTTAAAGCATCCAGTGCTAAAAGATGTCTTGTTCCAATCACCTGTGTTACAATCACCAGCGTTGTAACTACCTGTGTTACAATTACCAATATTGTAAAAACCCGTGTTAGAATTACCAGGATTGTAACCACCTGTGTTACGATCACCAGCATTGTAACTACCTGTGTTAGAATAACCGGTATTAAACTTACCAGTGTTAAAATTTTTTTCACTCATTTAATTATCCTCCTTTATATTTCCTTGTTTCTGACTTTATTATAACTCTTTTTTACTACTTTGTCAAGTGGTTTTTAATATATTTTTAGTGTTAAAATAATAAAAATTTTTTACAAAAAACACTTGACAAACTTTTGAATGCGTAGTATATTATAGACAAAGATATTTTTACTTTCGTCATATTTGATTTTCTTAAATTTGTTCTTTCGTCTTATTGCACAAATTCTGGTGCGAAATTCATTGAATGTTTGTTACAATTTAATAGCGGTGATTGGGGAAATAAGGGAAGGGAATTAATAATAAAGGGCTCCCC